GCTGATTTAGTAGGAGGCTTAGTACCTTCTAGTCAATTACCTAGCTTTGTAGACGATATAATAGAGGTTGCTACTTTCGGAGCGTTACCCGTAACGGGAGAACAAGGTAAGATTTATGTAGTTTTAGCTACTAACCTTATTTATAGATGGTCGGGTTCGGCTTACATTGAAATAAAAGATTCTAGTGCAGTTTGGGGAGCAATTACTGGAACTCTTAGTTCTCAAGTTGATTTACAAAATGCTTTAAATTTACTTGTTCCTTACACGGGTGCTACAACAAACGTAAACTTAGGTAGTAATAATCTTACTGTTAATAATATTTTTGATGGATTTAGTTCTGTTACTGCTTCTGGAACTCAAATAGTTTTAACAGTTGCTTCAGTTCCTTCATATTTAGTTAATGGCTCTGGAGGTCAAACAATTAAGCTACCGGATGCGACAACTTTGCCTAAAGGTGCAGTTTATATATTTAATAATAATCAATCTAGTGGAGCAATAACTGTTAATAATAATTCTAACACGTTAATTGTTTCAATTCCATCTGGAGGATATGCTCAAGTCGAATTAACAGATAATTCAATAGCAGCTGGTTCTTGGGATAGACATTTTCAAGCTCCATCAAATGTTTCTTGGTCTACTAATACTTTTGATTATGCTGGCTCAATAACTTCAGCTACTTGGAATGGAGTAGCAGTAGCTATTAATAGAGGTGGAACTGGAGCAACAACTTCTGGAGCTGCATTAACTAACTTAGGCGCTCAAGCTCAATTAAATGGTACTGGTTTTGTAAAGGCAAGTGGAACTACAATTAGCTACGATAATAGCACTTATTTAACTACAAGCGCAGCATCTTCTACTTATTTGCCTTTAGCGGGCGGAACTTTAACTGGAGCTTTGAACGGAACTTCAGTAAGTTTATCTAGTTCAATTACTGCTTCTGCTTTATTTGTTACTGGAATGACTGCGGGAAGCGGTGCTATTTATCATACTGGTTCACGTTTAACTTTTGCAAATTATAACCCAAGCGGAACTTTACACTTTGAAGTAAACGGAGGTGTTGGAGCTTTAACTTTAAATTCAGATAAAAGTGCAACTTTTGAAAATAGCATAACCGCAACTTCATTTATTAAGACTAGCGGTACTTCTGCGCAATTCTTAAAAGCAGATGGTTCTGTAGATACTTCTACTTACGCTTTAGATTCGGCGGTTGTTCATCTTACTGGACTTGAAACAATTACTGGATTAAAATACTTTTTTGCTGGCTCTAAACACGATTTACTTTTTGTAAGTGAAACCGTAGGATACGCAAGTCAAGCTGGTTATTCTCATTTTAAAGCAAATACTAACCACGTAGAATTTATTAATAGCACAAATACAAAGGCTACTAAATTTATTCACGGTAATGCAGCTTATGAGTTTACGATGCCAAACTCAAGCGGTACTATTGCCCTTACTTCAAATTTATCTGCTTACCTACCTTTATCGGGAGGCACACTTTCGGGAGCTTTAAGCGGTACAAGTGCTACGTTTAGTGGTCAAATAGCAAGTCAAAGCACTGCTTTGTCAGGGGTAGCTATTACAATACAAGCAACTTCTACAAATGCTGTACCAATTGCAATAACAAATAGAAATAGTAATAAAAGATTTGATTTAATTATTGATGTCAATGCAGTAGATGACGGATTTTTTGGCATTTATGATAGAACAGTAGGGGCTTTTAGACAAGTTATTACTTCCGCTGGAAACGTATTAATCAACGGAACATCTAGCACAAGTTCAGTAGCATTATTACAAGTATTCGGTAGTACAACAGCTTCAACAAATAATGGTCAATTAAGAGTAAATGATTCAGTAACTACATCAAAGACTTTATCAATAGGGGTAGATGGTGCTAATAACTTAGCATTCTTACAATCTTTCCAAGATGGTGTTGCATATCGTTCTTTAATTTTAAATGGCTTAGGTGGAAATGTCGGCATAGGAACGACGGCGCCGGGTTATAAATTATCAGTAGTAGGTCCAAATGGAGGGAATGGAATTAGCTGGACTGATAATGCAAATAACACGGGTTATTTAGGTATTCGAGGAGGTTCAGCTGCTTCTATTGGTGCAGATAATAATTTAGTCTTTGAAACTGCAGCTACCGAACGTATGCGGATTACTAGCGATGGTATAATTCAACTATCTACTACGGCATCTATTCCTACTACTAATAACTCGATTTATAGTTATTCGGGGAATGGATATTTATACATTCAAGGTGGTTCTACAGGTTTAGGATTGTCTGCTAGCGGAAGTAGAAATAACATTATTTATGTAAATGAAACAAGTAATTTTATTCGTTTTGATGTTAATTCAGCCGAACGTATGCGGATTACTAGCGGGGGGAATGTAGGCATAAATACAACAGGAAGCTCTAGTATTAAATTAATTGTTTGCGGTCAAGATGGAGGAAGTTCAAATTATGCTTTTGTTGCTGCAGATAATTTAGGTAACACAAGATTTGGTGTAAGAAATGATGGGGCAATTTATGCACCCGGAGTCTACAATTTTACAACTAGTTCAGTCGCAAATGTGGTTGTGTTTAGCGATGGGTCAATGCAACGCTCTACCGTATCGTCTGCTAGATTTAAAGACAACATTACAGATTGGAATGCTAGCGGATTAAATACAATTTTAGCACTAAAGCCTAAAGAATTTACTTACAAAAAAGACTATTATAGATATTCAGATAAAAAATTCTTAGGACTTATAGCTGAGGAAGTGGCTGAAGTTTCTTCATACTTAGCAGATTTTGCAAATGAAGATGGAAGCGGTCAAGTTGAAAACGTAAGATATGCTAATATCGTAGTTCCTTTAATTAAAGCAGTTCAAGAATTAGAAGCAAAAATTAAAATCTTAGAAAATAAATAATATGGCATTCAACTGGGTAATATCTCAATTAGACTCTATCCCTTCCATTGACGGAATGGACAAAGTAATTAGCACAATTCATTACAGAGCGCAAAAGCAATACGAAGAAGATGTCATTCATTTTACGGCAGACTATTATAATTTATTAAAAGTAGATGCACCACACGAAGCAAGCTTCACTCCTTACGATGAGGTCACTAAAGAAATGGTCGAATCTTGGCTTACGGCTTTACTAGACTGCGAGGCAATCGAAGCTAACTTGGATGCTCAAATTCAAAACTTTTTGTATCCTGAGATTGTAGCTTATCCTTTGCCTTTCTAAATTTAGAAACAAAAAATATCTAATTGCGTTTATAGTGAAATAAACAACAAAAGAATGAAAATAGATTTAAACTTTAACCTAGTAGATTTAGATGGCAAAGCCATTGAAAACGCTAACGCTGGTAAGCTTGTCGCTAACTCACTTGTTCAACAATCTAAGGGCGATGCACTTAAATTCTGGGAGTGGGCTTTAGCTCTTAATAAAGGAGAAGAATTAGACTTAGATTCTAGCGACCAAGAAACGTTTAAAAACTTTGTAAAGGATAACGAAAACTTCGCTATTATCGCAAAGGCTCAAATTTTACACAAACTTAAAAAAGATTAACGGTGCTTAACTCCCTACCCGACTGGTTTACTAATATTCTTACGGCTTTAATTGCATCAATTGCAACTTATTTTAGCACACGCAAAAAAGAGAAAGTAGATTTACAAGGTGGGGAGTTGTCGAATACCGAAGCAGCAATTAAAATTTGGCGAGAGATGGCGCAAGATATGAGCGATAAAGTAAAAGAATTAAGTGATAAAATAGATATCTTGACTGCCGAAGTACATAGCCTAAAAAGCGAAAATAGTGTACTTAAATCTAAACTTAATATTACAGATGAAAATAACGAAGTTAAGCCAAAAAGGTCTCGACCTAATAAAGCAGTTTGAGGGATTGAAACTCAAGCCGTACCTTTGTCCAGCCTCGATTCCTACAATCGGTTTTGGTAATACATATTACCCAGATGGAACAAAAGTTAAATTAACAGATACTCCTATTACAAAAGAGAAAGCTGAAGAACTACTTAAATTTTTATTGGTAACGTATGAGAAAGCGGTTGATTCATTTTGCCGTGATGACATATCTCAAGGGAACTTCGATGCACTCACTTCTTTTGCTTATAATCTAGGCAATGGTAACTTACAAAAATCTACCTTAATCAAAAAGGTAAACGCTAATCCATTAGATGTAACCATAGCAGATGAGTTTATGAAATGGAACAAAGCTAATGGAACTGTCTTAAAAGGATTAACTTTAAGAAGACAAGCTGAGGCTAACCTTTATTTCTCATAGATATGCAAAAATTCCTTATTCTTTTGGCTTGTGTTGGATTCTTATCTTGCAAGCCTAGTAAATCTATTACTGAGTATAAAGAAGTCCTCAGAATCGATACTATACAAAGCGTGAAAATAGTCGAAAAGTTTAGGGCTATTCACGATACTTTAACTATCGTAAACCCTTGCGACTCAAGTGGGCTTTTAAGCAACTTTTATAGTAAATTAGTCCTACCACAAGGGAAGGTTATAATTCGTTCCGTAGGTGGCAATATTCAAGCTCAAATCGATATTGATTCAATGAGAAACGAGATAGAGAATAACTATCGTAACTCAAAGGTAAAATGGATTGAATACCGAGACAAAGAAGTTATTAAGTACCGAGTTCCTATGTGGGTAGTTTGGTTATTACTTATTGAGTTAATAGCTTTGGTAGCTTATTTGTATCTTAAATTCGGATTAAATGCAATTAAATAAAAAGGCGCAAGCTATTAAAGACCATTTCTTTTCGGTCAATTTAACTCGGGTAGACTTTGAACGTGAGAACTTTGCAAGCTATGGCTTTGAATCTCAAGAAAACTTTCATAGGCATTTAACTAGAATGGGTATTACGGTAAGCAACCGCTCGGAGCATTTTAAAAAAAATCGACCAAGTGCGGTAATAGAATCGTTCGACCTTAGCGAAGTAGATAATTTCGGAATAGAGCAAAGCTTAGGTAAAGAATATACTAGCCTAAAGCTTACGGATGACTTTAAGAAGGTAGGAATCCTTTCAGATATTCACGTTCCTTATCATTCTTTAGAGGCTTTGACTTGTGCAATTAAACATTTAAGAGAAGAAAAAATCGATTGTCTAATTCTGCTAGGAGATGTCCTAGACTGCTACGCAATAAGTAGACACGAAAAGGAAAAAGATATGAGGGACTTCCCTCGTGAAATCGAGATGGGGCGAAATTTTTTACAAAAGATAAGAGATATTTTTCCTTTAATTCCTATCTATTATAAGATGGGAAACCACGAGAATAGATGGCAAAGATATCTTAACGATCAAGCGGAAGAGTTTGCGCAATTACACGAGATGCAATTCGAGCAATTCTTTAGATTAGATAAGCTTAATATTACTTACGTTCCCGATTGGCAAGGTATGGAAATAGCCGACTTGCTATTACTACACGGACACGAGGTTATGGCTGGCGGGATGAATCCTAGCCAATCTACGTTTAACAAAACGTTTTGTAACACGATCATAGGTCACGTTCATAGAACGACAAGCACAACTAAAAAGAATGGCTTTAAAGAGTTCTTTCATACTTACTCAATGGGTTGTTTAACTCAACTATCCCCTAAGTATTATCCTTTTGCTCAACATAATCACGGATTCGGATTGGTAGAAATCAATAATGGTAAAACAAAAGTTTCCAATATTATGATAAAAGATGGTAGAATAGTGTAAATTAGATTGTTTTTCATAGTGTTATAGGTTTAGAATTGTGTGTAAAAAGCTCTAGGATAATGTCTTAGGGCTTTTTTGTGTCACAATTTTATATAAATGTGTGACAATAAATAAAAATAATTGACCGTTAGATAAATAAATTTAAAAAAGAATTTTTTTTATTGGGTTAAACCTCATATCTTTGTTTCAACAAAAAGGGTAATTAATTCTAAACAACAAAAAAATGAGAGATTACATTAAAAATTTTGACAAACAAGATTTAACGGAGTTAGTCTTAGTCGCTACATTCGTAGGTATTATCTTCCAAGTTCTTTATATCGTTCAAGGGCTATGAAAGTTTTAAAAGCACAATTCCAAGACCAAGCGGGTTTATATACTATGACTTGGTCGTACGATGCAAACCTTTGGGAAGTCAAGGACTTAATACAAAGCGAATGCTACAAATCAAATTCTAAACTTGTAAACATAATTTCAAATGAAAAACTTAATTAAAGCACTATCGGATTTTCAAAACGAATGCCCGATTATTCACAAGGACACTAAGGGGCATAACTACACCTATGCGGACTTACCTCAAATCTTTAGCGTTATTAATCCGCTACTTAAAAAGCATAAGCTTTGTTTTACTCAACTATTACAAGACAACGGGATTAAGACTATTCTTTTCCACGTAGAGAGTGGAGAACAACTAGAAAGCTTTACTACTATACCGCTTGTAAAGTTGGGAGCTATGAACGAATATCAGAGCTACGGATCGGGTGTAACGTACTTCAGAAGATACGCTTTAAGCTCGATGCTTGGGTTAGTGACAGACAAGGATACGGATGCTTCGGGATCAAGTGTAACGGTAGCACAATCGCCAAAGTTTCGCTTAGATATGTTACCTAACGTACATACCGAAGACGAACTAGGAATACTTTACAATACATTTAAAAGCTCACTAACTCCTAGCGACTTAGAAGCATTCAAAACTCGTAAACAACAAATCAATAAATAAAATGGGAAAGCTAATTAACTCACAAATTAACAAGTCTAAATTAAATGGCTTGGTTCACTACACGAACAAACGTACTAACGAAGAATCGGTAAATATTACCATCTCTTTAAACGACACTCCCGACCAATACGGAAACAATGCTTCTATTTGGATATCACAAACAAAAGAAGAGCGGGAAGCAAAAACTCCAAAAGTTTATATTGGTAATGGAAAGGTTATCTATGATTCGGATTTACCTCGCCAAAATGCCCCCGAAATTCCAAATCCAATAGCTCAAGAAATTTCTAAAGATTTACCTTTTTAATATGTATAAGCAAGACCTAACATTTACGTTTTTTAAAGCTCCAGCTAATACTTGGAAGGTTACTAAAAACCTTGATACCGAATCGGATTATGATTCGTTTATCAAAGAATGGGTAAAAAGTGGATTTGAATTAATATCCGAAGAGCCAGTTAAACAATTGATAGAAGTTTATCCACAAGTATTAAAGCTTGATTTAAAAGGCGAACGAGGTGGGTACTATTCAACGGTTCAACACTTTGCAAATAGCGAAGATTATACTAGGTATTGTGATGAACGATTAATGGAAGGTTTAAAAGTAATAGGCTCACAACCTTATAAAAATTTTAATTAGAAAAAATGCAAAGGATCAAAAAAATGAATTTATATCAGCTATGTGCTGATCGATTAAACGCTAAGGGGATTCAACCCTTTAGCGCAAGGGAGTGGAGCTTACCGATAATCCAACAAACGGTTTACGGTAAAGTTAATTACCCCGAAGTAATGGAAGAAATCAAACTTATAATGGAAGAATATGAACGAGAAAATATTTAAAATCGAAGATAAAGTTTACCATATTTGTTATGGATGGGGAGTTATAATAGACGAATCTATATCTCATTTTGCTATTAAATTTATAAATGATGATAAGCCAATTCTAATATTTGAAACTAGATTATTATCTTTTACGGAATATACCTTTGAAGGATTTAGCCAAGAAGAACCCGAAAAATCTCCAAATCAAGGAGATATAGTTTGGGTAAGAGATGACAATGATGATAAATGGGATATAAATCATTTTATTCATTATATTCAAAATTCTAAATATCCTTACATAGTTTCTCCCGATAATGACGAAGAAAATATAAGAGCATTTAAATATTTAACTATTACTAACCCTTACGCAAATGACACCAAAGCAAAAAGCTACCGAGCTAATTAAACATTTTACTAACGCTCAAGTTAGATCAAAGAAAAGCAAAGAAGAAGCAATAGCCTCCGCAATACTTCATATCGATTTACTTGTAGGAGTTACTCTAGGCGAAGATTTAGACTATTGGGAAGCGGTGCAAGATGCGTTAATAAATACTAATTAAAATGGAAAAGATAACCTTTAATCAATGGCAAGCACATTTAGCAAAAGAGCTAAATAAGAATTACATAAAACTAAAACTTATACGACAAGATGAAAGAAACGTTCGAACAATATCAAGAAAGAAATCCTAGAATTTATAAAGAGTTTGTTTACTATACTCACGAAATGGTAGAGGCTGGACAAACTAAAGTAGGAGCTAAATCGGTTTTTGAAAGAATAAGATGGGAATCTAAAATTAAACGCAACGATCAATTTAAGGTAAACAATAATTTTACCGCTGATTATGCTAGAAAGTTTGAGCAAGATTTTCCGCATTTTTTTGGAATCTTTGAAAAAAGATTATGCAAGAATAGATAATTTATTTATATTGCGAAACAATAAGCGAAGGGGGTAGGAGTTCTTCGGTTATTTTAGGGTTAAAAAACCAAAGCCAGATTTGCACTCCTACGCAGACTGGCTTTTTTTATTTCAAAATGAAATACTACCTACACGATTCGAGTTCTTTTAATGACGAGAAGATAACGGAGCTTTACCTAGAGTATGGTTACGAAGGCTTGGGTTTATTTTATACCATATTGGAAAAGCTTGCAATGCAAGAAAAGCCTATAAAGACAAAAGTCTTAAAGCATCAGCTAAATGTTGGTAAGAAATTAGAGAAAGTTTGGCAGTTTATTGAAGAAATTGATTTGATTTCTACAAATAATGGTGAAACTTTTAACAAACAATTACTAAACTTTAGTCAAAAGTATCAAGTTTCAAAAGAAAAAAACGCAAAACGAATTGCGGAATGGCGTGAAAATCAACAAGTTAGCGAAAATGTAACACGTAACGAACACGTTAGTAACGCTCCTAAAGTAAATAAAAGTAAAGTAAAAGAAAGTAAAGTAAATAATATAGAAGATTTTGAGTATTTCTGGGAAACCTATAATAAGAAAATAGATAGAGTTAAATGCGAAAAGATTTTTGATAAATTAACTTTAGAAGAAATAAATAAAATAACTTTAAGCGTTAAAAAATATGTTGATGCAAACCCCGATTCTCAATACCGAAAAAATCCTTTGACTTATTTAAATGGTAAATGCTTTAACGACGAAATAACAATTTATTCTAAACAACAATATGGAACTTCAAACGACAAACAACCGCTCGGAACTAGCGCAGCAAGAATGGAAGCCCTTAAAAATTGGTAACTCCGAAGCTAATAGCATACTACAAGCACAAAGCACCCAAAGCTTACGTTTAAGACAAGAAGAAGACATTAAGCAAGTCTTACGTTATTCAATGGTTTTAGTAGGGCTTAGAGGTAACAATATGCCTACCGAAGAAGAGAAATTTGTGTTACTAAATTTTATTAGATCAAATTTTGGCAATGTTACACCCGAAGAAATCAAATTAGCATTTGAATGGGCGGTTAGTGGTAAACTTGGAATAGATGCAAAATGTTACGAAAACTTTTCTTGTGAATACTTCGGAAGAATTATGAAGGCTTATATAGATTACGCTAGACAAGAAACAATAACCGTAGTAAAAGAGATAGAAGCACCTCAAGAAATTCCTAGCGACGCAGATTTAAAGATGGCAGCGATTAACTCGGCTAATATGTATTCGCAAGAAATGATTAGATGCCACGAACGCAATATTAAAATGAATTGGATAGCTGGAGGTTTACACGTTCTTTACGATTACATAGTTAAATTTCAAATTTACGAGACTAGCGTAGAAGACAAAAAGCGTATTTATAATTCATTTGTAAACAAATTTGATAACAAAGAACAACTAATAATAGCTTGTAAATCGCAATGTTATCGGGAGTTTGTTGAAAATTTGGCAGACTTTAAGGCATATCTCGACGAAAATGGAAATATTAAACCCATAGACTAATGAAACAAATTAACTTATTTGGGCAAGAGTTTGCTCCAAACGAAAACGATAAGAAGTATTCTTCTAAAATAGAATCTCCGATCTACGAAGCTAAAAATGTTAAGCCCCATATTATGGAGCTATGCGACAAACAAAAGACTCATAGATTATTAAAAGAGATAGAAGCTTCCTCGCTTCCTTACGAAGAAAAGTTATTCTTAATGGATGCCTCAAGGAGACACAACGTTTTTAATTACGAAAAAATTGCGGATTACTACGCACACTCTTCTAGCGAAATGCAAAACTTAATGGAGAAAAGCGGTCTAGTTATAATCGACTTTGAAAAAGCAATTCAATACGGTTACGTAAAATTATGCGACGAGATTAGAAAGCAATACCTAGAAGAATATGGAGAACAATAATTTTGCCGTATTTATACTAACGCACGGAAGACCCGATAACGTTAAGACTTATTCAACTTTAAAAAAATGCGGTTATACGGGTAAGATTTATTTTATTGTCGATAATGAGGACAAATCCATAAATCAATATATCGCAAACTTTGGAGAAGAAAGCGTAAAAGTATTTGATAAAAAAGCTATGGCTGATTCCGTAGACGAGGGAAATAACTTCGATAATCGTAAAGTTATTATTCACGCTCGTAACGCTTGCTTTAAAATAGCTAAAGAAATTGGAGTTAAATACTTTATGCAACTCGACGATGACTACTATTACTTTGGTTATCGTTACGATACGGGAGCTAAAATAATTACTAACTTAGATGTCGTATTTGAAAAAATGCTTGATTTTTATAAGAGCGTAAATATTAAATCGATTGCATTCTCACAGGGAGGAGACCATATCGGAGGATTTAGCGGGATTAAATTAAAGCGTAAATGTATGAACTCGTTTATATGTTCTACCGATCGAGAGTTTCAATTTGTAGGATCAATTAACGAAGATGTTAATACCTACACTTCTTTGGGAAATAGGGGAGATATATTCTTTACCTTTACAAATATTCAATTAGACCAAAAGGATACACAAAGTAACAACGGAGGAATGACCGACGAATACGCATTAAGCGGAACTTATGTAAAATCCTTTCATTCGGTTTTAATGCACCCTAGCGGAGTTAAAGTTTCAATGATGAATACAAACCACACAAGGTTACACCATTCTATAAAATGGAATAATACCGCTCCTTGTATTTTAGACCCCAAGCATAAAAAATGATAACAATACTTGGGCAAGTGCCTAGCAAATCAAACGGGTACAAGATTGGAAACAATAGGCTTTATAAATCTAAAGAGCTTACGGAATACGAAAAGCGATTTACTTGGTTACTTGCTTTGGCAAAAGGAAAACCGAATGAGCCTTTCAAAGAAAAGTTTAGCATTGAGATACACGTTTACTTTCAATCGAATAGAAGCGATCTCGATAATTCTGCAAAGATTATACTTGATTGCCTACAAACTAGCGGAGTAATAGAAAACGATAGACTTTGCCATAGATTACTAATGTATAAATTTATCGATAAAGACAATCCTAGAATAGATTTCGAAATAACTAAATTATAATATGCTAACTACAAATCAAACCAAAGCCGTCGAATGGATAGAGGCTCAATTACTTAAACCTAACGATAGATTTATTCTAAAGGAAGGGATTTATATAAACGACTTGCATTCGTGTCTTAAATCGCAAAAGGAACGGATATTATTTGGTATTGATCCTTTGAGAAAGTTAGCATTTTTAAGAGTGCGAGAAATTAAAGACTATCTAAACCAAAAATACAAATGACACAAGAAGACAAAGACAAAGCACTAACCTATTTTACAATGTGTCAAGCTATGATACATATTATCGAAGACGATTGGAGGGGTAACCAAGCTAACAAGCAAAGGGTTAAGTCTATTACAAATCAACAACTTGTAGAACTTGAAAAGGTAGTTGAGATTCTATTACCCAAAGGCGAACATAGTGAAGAAGGAATGAGAGCTACCGAGCAGTTTATAGATGCAGCTGAGGCAATGATATATTTTTACAAGATTGGGATTCAAATGGCAAGACTAGATGACACTAAGCGAGAGACTTTAAACAATCAATTAAACATTTTGCTAAAATCTTATGGGCTTAATGTTGGTTAATTTATACGTTAATAGATATAATTTACCTTAATGATGGAAAATAGCATCTTTTTGCATATAAAATAAATGCTTAGAAATTTTGTTTAATCATTTTTTTTCATTAAACTTTGCAAAACTAAAATAATATGAACTACGTAGAACCTCATGAAAGACTTAGTTTAGTTAATCATCCCGAGCACTATCAAGGTAACGGAATCGAAGTTATCGATATCATAGATTCTTTCAAGTTAAACTTTGCTTTAGGGAATGCAATCAAATATATTTTAAGAGCGGATAAGAAAGGCAATAGAAAGCAAGACTTAGAAAAGGCTAGATGGTATCTTAATAGAGAAATAACTAAATCGATATAATGAAACCAGACGAAAGAGCCTCTTCTTTAATGAACAACGCTTATTACTTTACGGGTAATAAGATGCTTGCTCGAGAGCTTTGCTTATTTATGTGCGGAATGTTTGGCGAGTATTGCCAAAGAATTGACGATAAGATTTATTGGAAATTGGTAGCCGAAAATATTTACCTTCTTTAATGGATCATATCTACTCTCGGCACAAACATTGGGTCGCAATGGTTAAGAAGTTTGGCGAGGTAAATTATGCCGAAGATGTAGTCCAAGAAGCATACATTAAAGTTTATGGAAAAGATATTAATGAAGCTTATTTTTACTATACGCTTAGAAGCCTTACGATGGACTTACATTCTAAGAAGGTGGTTAAGGTAGAGGTAACGCAAGATATCGAGTATAGCTTACGAGAAGACGAAAGCAACGAACTAGCCGAAGAACTAGCTCAACCATATATTGAGTTTATAGATACTTGGGATTGGTATGATAAGAAGCTATTTATGCTTTGGGTTAATAATCGAATTTCAATTAGAAAACTTTCAAGAGAAACGAACATAGGATTTATGAGCGTTTACAATACAATCAAAAAATGCAAACTAAAATTAAAGGAATGGCAAGAAAACCAAACAAACAAGCAATTAGTGTAGAGCCTAAAGAGGTTGCTACATTTGCAAACGCTCAAGGGCTAGGGGATACCATTGAGGCAATCACAACCGCAACGGGAATTAAGGCGGGAATTACTTTATTATCTAAAGCCTTAGATTGGGATTGTGGATGTGACGAACGCAAAGAGAAGTTAAACCAACTTTGGTCTTATCGTAAACCGCAATGTTTACAAGTAGAGGACTTTGAATACTTACAAGACTTCTTTAGTAAACCACAAAACGAAATACCCCCTAAAACGCAATGGGATTTAACGGATATTTATTTTAGAATCTTTGGAATCCGTTTAGAGAACTCTAGTTGTTCTTCTTGTTGGCGAGATTATATCGGACAAATTAGACAAGTTTATAACGTTCACTTAGAAGAAAATGCCAGTAATTAAATGTTCAAATGGTAAATGGAGAATTGGCTCTGGCTTATGTCAATATGATACCAAAGAAAAAGCGACAGAAGTATATGTCGCAATTATCTCAAGCGGTAGCCTTGAAGCGCAAGGTAATAAAGTGTCTTTTGATTTCGATGACACGCTTAGCACTCAAAGAGGGCAAGATATTGCTAAGAGATTAATGAACGACAATAAGACCGTTTACATTATTACTAGAAGACAAGAAAGCGATAGCAAAGAAGTTTATAAGGTAGCGGACGAGTTAGGGATTCCACGCTCAAGAGTTTACTTTACTAATGGAAGCTTAAAATGGGAGACCGTTAAACGTTTAGAAATTGGAACTCACTACGATAATAACCAAAACGAAGTAGATAAGATTAGAGAAAACACGGACGCTAAAGCAATTAAATTTTAATATGGATAAGATAGATAAAAGAGGAGGCGCAAGAGAAGGAGCGGGTCGTAAGTCCAAAGCCGAAGAACAATCTCTAGTAGAGAAATTAACTCCATTAGAGCCTAAAGCTTTTGCGGTTTTATTGCAAGCATTAGAAGACCACAAAGACTGGGCGGTTAAGCTATTCTTTCAATATCAATACGGAATGCCTAAACAAGTGGTAGATCAAAATAATACGCATACGATTAACGACTTTGATATAAAGGATATTGTTAAATTCAAGTGATAGAATTAAATAGTAAATACGTTCCACTATTTGAAAGCGATAGTCGTTACTTTGTAATTACGGGAGGAAGGGGTTCGGGTAAATCATTTGCTCTAAACTCCTTCCTTTTGCTTCTAACGTACGAAGTCGGACACGTAATACTATTTACTAGATATACTCTTACTTCGGCTCATATCTCAATTATACCCGAGTTTGTAGAGAAGATAGAAATGGCGGGGCTAGAATCCGATTTCTATATTACCAAAGACGAGATTATTAACACTCGCACTAATTCAAAGATTCTTTTTAGGGGGATTAAAACTTCAAGCGGAACTCAAACCGCTAATTTAAAATCCTTGCAAGGTGTAACCACTTGGATACTAGACGAAGCCGAAGAGCTAACGGACGAAGATATATTTGATAAGATAGACTTCTCGATTCGTAATAGCCAAAGACAAAACCGAGTTATTCTTATTCTAAATCCGACTACAAAAGAACACTTTATTTATGGTAGATTCTTTGAAGAGAAAGGTATACAAGATGGAAACTCACTAACAAAAGGCGATACAACTTACATACATACCACGTACAAGGATAATATTGAATACCTTAGTGAATCGTTCTTAAATCAAATTGAATCTTTAGAGAATAATAATAAGCGTAAATACGAGCATACGATTTTAGGAGGATGGCTAGACAAAGCGGAAGGAGTTGTATTTACTAATTGGTCTTATGGGGCATTTAATCCCGATAACTTACAAACTTCATTTGGGCAAGATTTTGGTTTCTCTATTGATCCTACAACCTTAGTAGAAGTAGCCATAGATAAGACTAAGCGTAAAATATACATTAAGGAGCATTTATATAAACCAAAGCTAACCACCAGCGAGATAGCGCAAATAAACAAGCGTGTTTGTGCTAAAAGTTTAATCGTAGCGGATAGTGCCGAGCCTAGACTTATAGCCGAGCTTCAATCTCAAGGATGTAACATAATTGCGACCGCTAAAGGAGCGGGAAGTATTACCGCTGGACTTGCTCTTATGCAAGACTACGAATTAATCATAGAATCTAACTCGCAAAACATTGGAAAAGAACTCAACAATTACATATACTCAGATAAAAAATCTGGGCTTGTGGTCGATAACTTTAACCACGCTATCGATGCCATACGTTACAACGTATTCTATCAATTATCAAACCCCAATAACGGGAAGTATTTTGTCTACTAATACAAAAAACAACAAATAACGTTTATAGATTATGAAGCTAGAGCTAACAATTCCAACGCATCTAAAAGAAATTAAGTTACTTCAATACCAAAAATTTCTAAAGATTGCCAAAGAAAACGAAGAGAGCGAATTCTTGCACCAAAAGATGGTACAGATTTTTTGCGGTATTGATTTAAGAGATGTCGCAAACATTAAAAGAAAAGATGTCGCAAGCATAACAAGCAATTTAGGATTGTTATTTAATAGCAATCATAAGTTAATACAACGGTTTAAAATTGGCGGTGCGGAGTTTGGATTTATACCAAACCTTGACGATATGACTCAAGGCGAGTATGTAGATTTAGATACCTATATTACCGATTGGGACGAGATGCACAAAGCTATGGCGGTACTATATAGACCGATTACAAATAAGGCGGGAGATAGGTACGAGATAGAAGAATACAAAGGATCGGTAACTTACTCGGATGTTATGAGACACGCTCCGCTTGATGTTGTTTTAGGTGCGGTGGTTTTTTTTTATCATTTAGGCAACGAATTATTGAAAAGTACGCTGACCTATTTGGAGGAGAATCCGAAGATAACGGATATAGTGAACAAGCACAATTTGGCAAACGATGGGGATGGTATAGCTCTCTCTATGCTCTCGCTCAAGGAGATGTTAGAAGATTTGATGAAATTTCAAAACTTAGCGTTCATCAGTGTTTGATGTTCTTAACTTTTGAAAAGCAAAAGAATAACTTAGAGGTTAAAATGATTAAAAATCAAAAATAATGAACGGATATTATTACATAGTAAATACTTTAAAAGACTACCTAAAAAATACGGGTGTAATTAATACCGTTACTATTGGGGATATTTTCAAGGTAGATTTGAGCAAGCAAACTATTTACCCGTTATCGCATATTATTGTGAATAATGCGCAATTAGGAGAAAGTACAACTTCCTTAAATATTTCGATTTTACTTATGGATTTGGTAGATGAAAGCAAGGAAGAGGTTACTAATATTTGGGATGGTAACGATAATGAGCAAGATGTATTAAATACACAACTTATTTTAGGGTCTAGGTTATCTAGCGAGCTTATGAGAGGAAGTTTATTTTCTTATTTGATTCAAGTAACTACCGCTCCAAATGCCGAACCGTTTACGGATCGATTTGAAAATAAAGTAGCGGGATGGACGCTAACGTTCGACGTTACTATTCCTAACGATATGACTATTTGCTAAATGGTACTAAAGAACGTAGACGATTTAATTAAGAAGTTTAGAGGCTACGTTATTCAACAATCACGAAGCAATCTAACCAAAGGCGGTAAGAACGTTTCTAGTAAACTTTATAATAGCCTTAAAAGCGAAGTATTGAAAGAGGATAATTATTCTTTAATTAATTTCTCGATGGAGGATTACGGAGCTTATCAAGATTTAGGTGTTCAAGGAAAATCTAAAAGTGCTAAAGCCCCTAATAGCCCTTATAAGTTTGGAAGTGGAAAAGGTAGAGAAGGAGGATTAACCGAAGGAATAGATAAGTGGGTAAAAGTTAAAGGCATACAATTTAGAGATAAAAAGAGCGGTAAGTTTTTGAGTTATCAATCTACCGCTTTTATAATTACTAGAAGCATTTATCAAACGGGGATTCGTCCTTCTTTATTCTTTACAAAGCCATTTGAAAGGGCAAAGGATAAATACTTAGGTAAAGAATTAATTAAAGCATTTAAAGCCGACATAGATACTATTATAAGTTATAAATTAGCAAATAAAAAATGATACTTTACGCAAGAAGTCCTTACTTTATTGAAGTAAACGAAACGGCTCAACTAGGCTCAAGAATAGAGTTAAGAATTTGGAATAACCCAAACTCAAGACCCGATGTAGCAACTTATATTTTTACAAAGTCCATAGCCTCCACGACTAATAGAAAGAACGTTTATAATATTGCACCATACATTAAGGAATTTATCGAGGCTATTAAGCCTAGCGATAATACTAACTCAATGATGGCAATCTATGAAGTTAAGAGATTTAAAGAAGCTTCATTAGGAACTTATACGTTATTAGATACAACTACAAACTATTCAACTGGTGGATATACAAATTATAGCGGAGGTTACAATCAAAGCGGTTCAACTGCTATTATTTTGCCTCTTGCTAATACAAGCCTTGAGTATTTTTACGAGGAAGGAATTGCGGAGGCGCAATATCCATATATTAACGTTTGGGCTAATAATATTAGTCCAGCTTCTTTGCAAGTTTCTTATAAGGATTTAAGAGGTAGAAACGAGGTTATAGTTACGATAGCTAGAGATGGCGCAAAACTTTACAAGATACCATTAAGAACGACTAGCATTAAATACGACAAAGGTAATACTTGCACTATTTTATGGAAGCCAACGGGAGAATATACGGATACTATTGCTCAAATTTTAGTTACTCCTATTTGTGAGCCTAAGTATAACCCAATTCAATGCCAATTTATTAACCGTTATGGCGGTTGGCAATTCTTAACTTTCTTTAAAGCCAAAACGAACGCTATTCAAACGATGGGTACTACGTTTAAATTGTTACCCGATGCGGTAGATTATAACGTAGCTAGAGCGCAAACAAAATCGTTTAATATTAATGGTAGCCAAAGCGTAAGATTGAACACTGGTTGGATTCCCGAAAATTATAACGAGCTTATACAAGACTTGCTTTTAGCGGAGACGATCCTTTTAGATGGAGTACCCGTAGAAGTTAAGACTACAGCTACCGATTTAAAGACTAGCCTAAAGGATAAGAATATAAATTACGAGATTCAATTTGATTACGCATTCTCACTTATTAACGATGTAGTTTAATGATTAACGTTCTACTTTATATTTACGACGATGCTACTAACGAACCTAAAAGGATAGAGCTATTTGATGACGAAAAAATAAGCGTTACAAGTAATATCCAAAACGTTAATGATATATCTAAAGTCTTTACGGATTTTAGCCAATCGTTTACCGTTCCAGCGACTCCGTATAACAACCGAATTTTTAAGCATTGGTACGAGAACTCGTTAGACAATGGATTCGACGCTAGAACGAGAAAGAATGCGTATATAGAACTAGATTATTCTCCATTTCGTAAAGGTAAAATTCAATTAGAGAAAGCAAGCTATAAAGATGGTAAAATAGATAACTATCAAATTACGTTCTTTGGTTCTCTTGTATCTTTAAAGGATGCCTTTGGAGGCAAGTTTTTAAAAGACTTAGATTTAAGTGCATATAATTTTAGCTATACGGGAACGGTTGTAAAAACTCGTGTAACGGGTGGGGCTGGTAACGATGTAATGTTTCCTTTAATATCTTCTAAGAATGTTTGGGGTTACGGAGCGGGGAGCATTTGGGATATATCGCAAACGGCTACCCCTATTTATCATACGGATTTATTCCCAGCGATTAGGGTAAAGCGTGTATTTGATGCGATAGCTTCTAGTCTTGGGGTAACATTTGAAGGAGCGTTTTTAAGTGATGCAAGATTTACTAGAGCATTTTTATGGTTAAAAAATAGCGAAACATTTGAACTTAAAACGGTTGCTAATAAGCTTAACTTTCAAACTAATACTTCAACTACTGGAACGCAAGGAATATTTAACGTATTTAGCGATACGCTTAACTACGTAAAGCCTACGTTACCCGAATATCAATTTAAGTCAAACATAACAATAACGTTTAGCGTTCCTAGTATCGGACAAGATGCACAAGAGTTTTTCTTTTATGTTTATCGTGATGGAGTTGTAGTTAATACGCAAAGCTATTTAACTCAAATTACTCCAATGTACTTAGAAGTACCTTTAGAGGAATCGGGAGCTTATACGTTTTATATTGCAAGCACGGCAGCGATTTCGTTTACAAGTGTATACTATTATGAAACGGGTACTTTAATAGGGGGAACGTATACAAAAGTAACCGACTTAACCGTAACGCAAAGTACTACGCAAACTACTACGACTACAATGGCTATAAATCAATATATGCCAGAGATGACTATCGAGGAGTTCTTTAGCGGAATTCTTAAAATGTTTAATCTTACTTGCTATTCGGATGTAAGTGGAGTATTTAGAATTGAGCAATTAGAGGGCTGGTATGCAAGCGGAACTACTAGAGATATAACGCAATACATAGTAAACGATGTTTTCGATATTGAACGGAGCAAGGCTTATAAGAAGGTAAACTTTAAATATCAACCTGCGGAATCGTGGTTAAACGTGGAATTTATGTCTCGTTCTAAAGTTCCTTATGGGGATTTGTATTATGAGCTAGATAACGATGGAGAAGAATACACCGTAGAACTTCCGTTTGAAACAATACTAGGAACTAAATTTACTAGCACTAACTTACAAGTAGCGTATGCTTTAAAGCCTAGTTATATTCCATATATTCCTAAGCCCGTTATTCTTTACGATTACGGATCAACGCAAACGGTTTCGGCTTATAAATTTAATGATGGTACTTCTACGGCAAGCGTAACTTCGGCTAATATATTTGGTCAAGATACCTTAATAAGTGCGGTAGATTACACGCTAAATTTTGGAGCGGAACAATCTACTTATACTCTTGCTATTGAAAATCAATCGTTATTTAATAACTACTATTCAAACTACCTTAATAATATTTTTGGTATTAAGTCTAGGATATTTAAACTAAAGGCGGTTTTACCTATTAGCCTTTTGACTAATTTAAAGGTAAACGATCGTGTAATTATTAGAGATAAACGTTATACTATTAACCAATTCACAACCGACCTAACAAGCGGAGAAGTTCAATTTGAATTACTAACCGATTTTAGAACGATATGATAAAGCAAATATTAGATATGCTTAATATGTTACCGCACTATAACCAAAGCGAAAACATAGAAATAGCAAAGGGAAGATTCGAGATTCCCAAAACGTTTAAAATGGCATTTGAGCAAATAAAAAGACAATGGAAAAAATCACAATAGAGTTAGAGTTAAAGAATGACATTAAAAAAGTCACTAAAAACGTAGATGATTTAAAAGACAGCTTTGAGGAAACCCAAGAAGCCGTAAAAGATATTGGTAAATCTACTAAGAATGCCGAAGGAGGAATCAAAGCTTTAGCTGGTGGTTTTAAAGGTATGGGGTTAGCCATTAAAGCACTTGGTATAGGGCTTGTAATGGAAGCTTTCAATATGTTTAAAGAGGTGCTATCTAAGAATCAAAAAGTAGTAGATATTCTTAATACCGCTTTAGAAGCAATCTCTATTGTATTTAATGATTTAATAAAAATCATATTTGATAATTTCCCTAAAGTAATTGATTTTTTCAAAGATGTATTTGAGAATCCAGTAGAGAATTTAAAGAAATTAGGAGATGCAATTAAGGAGAATTTAATAGAGAGATTTAACTCATTCCTTGATACGCTAGGATATTTAAGTGGAGCTTTAAAGGAATTGTTTAGTGGTAATTTTTCTGCAGCCTTAGATAACCTAAAAAAAGCTGGTAAAGAATCGGTAGATGTATTAACTGGCGTAGATAATAGCGTAGATAGAGCAACGGATACAATAAAAAATGCTGCAGCTGGATTAACAGCTTACGGTAAAAAAGTCTTAGATGCAGCCGTTAAATTAGTTCAACTTAAAAATAATGCTATGCTTGCTGCAGCTCAACAAGCTAGATTAGTTGAGCAATACGATAGACAAGCCGAAAAATTAAGACAAGCAAGAGATAACGATTTAAATTCTATTGAAGATCGTATTAAAGCAAATGATAAATTATTACAAGTTTTAAATAAGCAAGAAGGAGCAATGAAAGCGGTAGCACAAGCTCAAGTAGCTTCTGCTCAAGCTGATTTAAACAAAAATAATTCAATTGAAAATCAAGTAGCTTTAATAAATGCTTTAGCTAACGCAGATGGAGTTTTAGCACAAATAGAAGGATTACGTTCTGAACAAGATGCCAATCGTAATGCTTTAATAAAAGAAAGACTTGATTTACAAAAGACTCAAATTCAAAGTATAGACGAGTTAGCAATAGCGGAAAAGCAAGCAAGTACGGAACTAATAAAAAATGAAGACGAAAAGTTAAAAGCACAATTAGCTAATTTAAAAGAAGAAAAAGCAATTCAATTAGAAAGATTATCCGATAACGTAAGACTTTACAAAGAAGGTACTCAAGCTAGAATAGATGCGGAAAATGAATTTAATACTAAGAAGCAAGAATTAAACGCTTCTATTCGTACTAAAGAAGATGAGATAGCTACTTATAATTATTCAAAGCAAAGCGAACGCTTACAAGCAGAAATTTCAAACGAGCAAAACTCTTTGTCTATGAAGCTAGAGGCTTTAAAGCAATACAACGCTTTAGCTCAAGCTTCTACGCAAATAAGCGAAGAAGAAAAACGCAAGATTGCAACGGAAACTTTTAAACAAGAACAAGCATTAAATAAACAAAAGATAGCAATGGTTAGCCAAACGCTTTCTAATATGTCGGGTTTATTTGAGCAAAGTTCTACGGAGGGTAAAGCCTTTGCGGTAGCTTCGGCTTTAATTAATACTTATCAAGGTATTACAGCGGAACTTGCAACTAAGACCGTTACTCCTTTCGAGTTTGGTATTAAGCTTGCAAATATTGCTACTACCGCAGCGATTGGTTTTAAATCGGTACAAGATATTCTTTCTACAAACGTAGGAAGCGGAGGCGGTGGCGAAAATACCGCACCGAGTGCTACAAGTTCCGCACCTTCTTTTAATGTAGTAGGAGTAAGCGGAGTAAATCAATTAGCGCAAACTTTGGGCAAGCCTCAAGAGCCTATGAGAGCTTACGTAGTATCTCAAGATATTACAACTCAACAAGCTTTAGATAGAAATATTGTAAAGACTTCGAGTCTTGGTTAAAATGAAAATGTAACAAAAATTAATATAAACGTTTATAGGCTATGAGAATTGTCGAATTAATAATCGAGAAAGATTTAGATGGAATTGATGCGGTAAGCTTGGTAGATGCACCAGCGATCGAGGAGAATTTTATCGCATTGAATAAAGAGTATAAAATGGATTTAGCGGAGGTAGATGCGGAGAAGCGTATCCTTATGGGTGCAGCTCTTATTCCTAATAAGCAAATCTATCGTAAGAATGGCAAAGACGAGTTCTATGTATTCTTTAGCGAGGCTACGGTTAAGCAAGCGAGCGAGTTATTCTTAAAGAATGGTAACCAATCAAACGCAACCTTAGAACACAAATCTAAATTTGATGGTGCTACGGTGGTCGAATCTTGGATTATAGATAACCCCGATATGGACAAATCTAAACAATACGGATTTAGTTTACCAAAGGGAACTTGGATGATATCTATGAAAATAGAAGATGACAAAGTTTGGGGTGATGTTAAGGAAGGTAAATATAAAGGTTTTTCTATCGAAGGTTTTTTTGCTGATAAATTAGAGATGTCTTTACAAGAATTAGAGGAGCAAGAATTAGTTAACCAAATCATTAATATTTTAAGCGATGGCAAATAAGAATAATAGTCCTCAGGATTCGTCTAGAGCTTGTCTTTGTCAAGACGGAACTTACTCAAAAGATTGTTGTAAGGGGGAGTTAATTAATCAAGGGATCGGGGCTTTAGTTGGTCAAGTTGCTTCAACGGTCGTAAATACAAATACTCCGAGAGTTATTGTAAGTGTAAACTAAATATAAATATATAATGAATACAGACAAAAAAGTATTTGAGAAATTATTCTCAAACCCAAAAACAGAATTAGCATCTCAAAAGTACGAGTTTGCTAAAAAACCTTCTCAAATATTAAGCGAGATTAAAAAAATAGACGATTTGCTTGCAAAGGCTTCTTTAAAAATGGGTGCAGCAGATAGTTCTTATAGAAAAGAGTACGCAACCTTTCAAGGTGTTTTAGACCAAGTATTAGCGGGAGCTAATTCTTCTGAGGGAGATTTAGTAGCTATAATGGATGCAATTAGCGCAATTGGTGGAGATGAAAAATCTGCTCAAGGTATTGACGGATTTAAGCCTGCAGCTGATTTAGTAACACGCTTAAAAGATTTATCGGTAAAGTTTAGAAAGCTTTATACAAAAATTTAGTAATTAATTAAATAAATATATGGAATACAAGAACAAATTAAACAAGATTAAGGCAGTTCTTTCTATGGAGATTAAGCTTGCGCAAATGAAGTTAGAAGACGGAATTACCGTTATCGAAGCGGAAGAGTTTGCACCTGATTTCTCGGTAGGAATTGTAACGGCTGATGGAATTGTACCTATGCCCGTAGGCGAGTACAAGCTTGAAGATGGAAACATTTTAGTTGTAGCGGTTGAAGGTATTATCGCTTCGATTGCTCCAGAAGAGGTTGAGGAAGAAGCTCCAATGATTGAGGAAGCACCAGCGGAAGTTGTAGCTCCAGAGATGTCGGAAGAAGCTCCAAAGGCTAAACGTATTGTGGAATCGGTTTCTAAAGAAACTTTCTTTGCTGAGATCGAGAAATTACGTCAAGAGTTCTCATCTATCAAAGAAGAAAACGAAGCTTTAAAAGCGGAAAACGAATCGTTAAAAGTTGAAATGTCTTCTATTGAAGAAGGTGCTCAACCTTTGGCACACAATCCAGAAGCGGGAATCGCTCCAAAGCAATTTAGAATTTCAAAAAACAAAGTGTCTTCTATTGAAGACTCAGTATTTAACAGAATTTTTTCAAAATAATTAACAAACAAATTTAAAAAAAATGGCTACTACGACCAGTATTACAACTACTTATGCAGGCGAGTTTAAGAATCAAATTATCTCTGCAGCTCTTTTGTCTTCCCCAACTATCGACGCTGGTGGAATTATGGTTAAACCAGGTATCAAGTACAAAGAAGTTATCAAGAAAATCTCTACGGATGCAATCTTAAAAAATGCTTCTTGTGATTTTGATGCAACTTCTACGGTTACTTTAACGGAGCGTGTTTTAACTCCAGAGGAATTTCAAGTAAATTTACAATTATGCAAAAAAGACTTTCATTCGGACTGGTTATCAGCTCAACAAGGTTATTCAGCATTTGATGTTCTTCCAACTTCTTTCGCTGATTTCTTAGTAGCTCACGTAGCTTCTAAAGTTGCTGCCAAGAATGAGACTAACATTTGGTCTGGTGTTACTGCTAACGCTGGCGAGTTCGATGGTTTCGTTACTTTATTAACTACGGATGCTTCTTTACCTGCAGCCAATGAGGTTGCTGGAACTACTGTAACTGCAGCTAACGTAGTTGCGGAATTAGGCAAGATTGTTGATGCGATCCCTGCAGCTCTTTACGGAAACGATGGTCTTTACCTTTATGTATCTCAAAATATCGCTCGTGCTTATGTTCGTGCTTTAGGTGGTTTTGGTGCATCAGGTTTAGGAGCTAACGGTTCTAACGCAATGGGAACTCAATGGTATAACAATGGTTCTCTTTCTTTCGATGGTGTTAAAATCTTCGTAGCAAACGGTTTAGCTTCTAACAAAGCAATCGCTACTATCAAGGATAACTTATACTTCGGTACTGGTGTTCTAGCTGATATGGATTCTTCTTCCGTTAAGGTTATTGATATGGCAGATGTAGATGGCAGTGAGAATGTCAGAGTAGTTATGAGAATGACTGCTGGCGTTCAATACGGTGCTGTTGAAGATATCGTTACTTACGGTATCACTAACTCGGCTAACTAATAGCAATTAAGAGCACCTCGTTAATTCGGGGTGCTTATTTTTCAACATTTTAAATTAATCAATATGCCTTGTGATATTTCTTTAGGAAGAATTGAGCCTTGCAAAACAAGTACGGGAGGATTAAAATCCGTGTACTTTGTAAACGAGGGCGATGCAACTGGAGTTACTTACGATGCTACAAATACCGATGCAATCTCTGCGGTTGCTGGTACTCCAATAGCATTTAAGTACGACTTAAAAGGTAATAGTTCTTTCGAGCAAACTATTAACTCATCTCGTGAAAACGGAACTACGTTTTTCGAGCAAACTTTAAACTTAACGTTAAAAAAGTTATCGATTGTAGATCATAAGCAAATTAAGCTTTTGGCTTATACTCGTCCTCAAGTTATCGTAGAAGATAACAATGGAAATTTATTCTATTGCGGTTTAAAGAACGGTATGGAAGTATCTGGCGGTACTATCGTAACTGGTGCTGCAATGGGAGATTTAAGCGGATACACTTTAGTTCTTAGCGGACAAGAGCAAGTTCCAGCTAACTTCTTAACGACTACCTTAACGGCTGCGGGCTTTACCGTAACTTCAGGTTCTTAATTAGTTTTGTTGTTTGAGTTTGAAACTGGGTAGGCTGATGTCCTACCCTTTTTCGTTTTAGAAACAAAACATATTAAAAAACGTTTATACTATAATGATAGTTTTAAAAGAAATCGGTACGGCTCAAACGGTGCAATTTGTACCTACTCGTAGAAATGCGGGCAATAGGCTATTTTTAACTAACGAAACAACTAACGTTACTACCGAGTATTCAATTACTTGTACTCAAGTTTCTTACTACTTAACTTTCTCAAAGATTTTAGCTTTAAAAGAAGGGCATTTTTATACGATGGTTATTCAACAAAATAACGAATTAATCTATCGTGATAAGGTTTTTTGTACTAACCAAACAATCGGGACTTACTCAGTCAATACAGGCGAGTATGTTCAAAACGAACAAAACATAATATTCTATGAGTAACGTTCACGTTTTTAATTTTGAATCTCATAAGCCACCGCAATCCGTAGAATCTAACAGGGAAGCTTGGGTTACTTTTGGCGATGACAATGACTATTTTCAGTATTTAATTAAGCGATATAATAACTCGACTACAAATAACTCGATTATTAATTCTATTGTTAAATTAATCTATGGTCGTGGATTAGATGCTACGGATTCAAATAAGAAGCCGAACGAGTACGCTCAAATGAAAATGTTATTTAGACCCGATGTCTTAAAGTGCGTAATTACGGACTATAAGCTTTTAGGTCAAGGATACTTCCAAGTAATTTACAACAAGGCAAAAAACGCTATTGTAAGAATCGAACACGCACCAGCTCAATTAATTAGAGCGGAAAAGTGTAATGAGTACGGAGAAATTACTGGTTATTATTATTCCGATAATTGGGCAGATGTAAAAAACTTCCCTCCTAAACGTATTGGAGCTTTTGGTTATGGCGATAAAACGCTAGAGATTCTTAGCGTTCGTGATTATAGCGTAGGACAAAAATACTATTCTAACGTAGATTATATCGGTGCTTTACCATATACTCAATTAGAAGAAGAGATAGCGGACTACTTAATTAACGATGTACAAAACGGATTTTCTCCCACTTCGGTTATTAACTTTAATAACGGAGTACCTGACGAAGAGAAAATGTCTTTACAAGCTGCGGATGTTAAGCGTAAATTAACAGGTGCAAGCGGTGCTAAGATTGTAGTATCTTTTAATAGCGATGAGACTAAGAAAACTACTATTGACAATGTACCTTTAAATGATGCTCCAGCTCACTATACTTATTTGAGTGAAGAATCTAGAGGTAAAATTTTATTAGGACATAGCGTAACAAGTGGTTTACTTTTTGGTATTCCTTCTAGCAACGGATTTAGTTCTAATGCTGATGAGTTAAAGAACGCTTCTATTCTATTTGATAATATGACTATCCGACCTAAGCAAGGTACGGTTTTAGATGCTATAGATAAAATTTTAGCTTACAATTCTATTAGCTTAAATCTTTACTTTAAGACTTTGCAACCTTTAGAGTTTATTGACCAGAACCCAGTAATGGATGCGGCGGCAATTGAAGAAGAAACAGGTGTAAAATTATCATCTCATTTAGATGAGCTAGAATCATTTGGAGAAGAGTTAGACCCAAACGAATGGGAGTTAGTTGATTCTCGTGTAGTTGAAAGTTTAGAAGAAGAACAAAAGTTAGATGCTGAATTAGAATTATTAAACAATCCTAAAAAATCGGTATTATCTAAGATTTTGGAATTTGCAAGCGTGTCCACTGGGGTGGCTAGACCAGATTTAAAATCTTCTTTGGATGGTAAGTTGTTTGCTAGTCGCTATCGTTATAGCGGTAACTCAAATCCACAACGTGATTTTTGTAAAAAAATGATGCAAATGAATAAACTATATCGTAAAGAAGATATAGATAAAATGAGCGATAAGAACGTAAATCCAGGTTTTGGTATGAGCCCTAACCCTGATGCTCCTTATGATATTTTTCTTTGGAAAGGTGGCGGTAAATTAAGCGATGCTTATAACTTTGGAACGTGTAAACACTTTTGGACTAGAGAAACCTATAAGCGTTTTACAGACCCACGCAAAAAAGGAGCGGTAGAAATTACTCCAGCACAAGCTAGAAAGGCTGGCGAAATATTACCAACGGTAGATAAGAGAGCGTACATTGCGCCTCACGATATGTAATTACAAAGGTAGTTGCATAGTGTAACCATATTAGTTATATTTGTAAAAAAAAGCAAATATGGAAATGTGGAAACAGATTAAAGGATTTGAAGCTCAATATGAAATTTCAAATCTAGGTAATTTAAGAAGTGTAGATAGAATTGTAAAACATTATGTAGAAGGTTTTACAAGAAAGTACAAAGGGCAACCTAAAAAAGTTAGGTTAGGCAAAGATGGTTATTTTAGATGTACTCTAAAACAAGATGGAAATATATTCCATTTTAGGGTACATAGATTGGTCGCTGAAGCGTTTATTATTAATAATAGTACAAACGTATTAGTTAATCATATTAATGGTCTTAAAACCGATAATAGAGCCGAAAATTTAGAATGGTGTACAAGTAGTGAAAACAACATACACGCAGTTAAATTAAGGTTAATAAAAACAAAGTTAAAAGATAATGAAGCGTTAGATATTTATAACTCTAAATTGTCAAATAGAAAATTAGGAATACAATATAGTATTAATAGTACAATAGTATGGAGAATAAAGAACAAATTAGCATATAAGCACTTATGGCACAAGCATTATTTGTAAGTCGTGATGATATCGTTAAATTTACTGCTATTAGCGGTAACCTTGATGTCGATAAATTTATTCAATGGGTAAAGGTTGCTCAAGATACGCATATTCAAGGCTATCTAGGAACTAAGCTATTTAACAAGATTAACGATGGTATTGTAGCAGCTAACTTAACTAACCCTTACACGATGCTTTTAAACGTGTATATTAAGCCTATGGTTATCCATTGGTCTATGGTTGAGTTCTTACCGTTTGCAGCTTACACGATAGCTAACAAAGGAGTATTTAAGCACAATAGCGAGAATAGCTCTAACGTAGATAAAGCCGAAGTAGATTACTTGGTAGAAAAGGAACGCTCAATAGCTGAACACTACACTCGTAGATTTGTAGATTATATGTCTTTTAACCAGTCTTCTTATCCAGAATATAACACGAACTCAAATGCAGATATGTTCCCCGACAAAAAAGCTGACTTCAATGGCTGGTACTTATAAGCCTAAAAAGGCAAATATTAAAAAACTAAAGGTTTACCTTAACAAAATAGAAAATGGCTCTTAATTTCACGCATACAAAAGGCGATACTTTTAACGAGGTAGCCTTTGAAGTCAAAAAGAACGGAACGGCAATAAACCTAACGGGTGCGACTATTAGAATGCAACTTAGAAAGAATTATAGCGATACAAGTGCTATTCTTTCTTTTACTTCCGTAGGCTCGGCTGGTATCACAATCACGACCGCAGCTTCGGGTTTATTCAAAATTAACGCTCAAATAATCGACATTGAAGTTTACAATTACGTTTACGATATTCAATTTACTTTAGCTAGTGGCGAAGTAAAGACATACGTAAAAGGGGGATTTAATGTAACACCAGAAGTAACACGCTAAGAAATGGAAGATATTGTAGACATCATAGTTACCGAAACAACTAATTTAATACAGATTACTTCACAAGGTGCAGATGATGTAATAGATGTCAATATTATAGATAACCGTGAGGACATAGTTCTTAACGTAACTCCTAGCGTTGTAGAAATTAATATCAATTCTTTAGTAGGAAACTTCGGGGTTAATTGGGGGCAAATTACAGGAACATTATCTAATCAAACCGACTTACAAAACGTTTTAAATGTAAAAGCTGATTTAGTAGGAGGCTTAGTACCTTCTAGTCAATTACCTAGCTTTGTAGACGATATAATAGAGGTTGCTACTTTCGGAGCGTTACCCGTAACGGGAGAACAAGGTAAGATTTATGTAGTT